CATAGTGTGGAAGCACTGGAATTTGGTCGCCTCGCAAGCCATCGAAAAGTTTGATAACTTCATCGATAATGTGTTGTAATCTTTCTTTTTGTTCAAGCGGGTCTTGTATGTGTTCAATAGCAGATTTGTCTATTGTGATAAATTGTTTGGTCATCGCATCTTCTAGCGAAACACGGTTGTTAATGGTGTTATACTTTGCGCGAATGGGTTGCTTTAGTGAGGTAAATCGGGATGCTCCCCATACACCGTAAGTTCGACGGCCTTTATTGTCTGTGAACCAGTTGGAGCGATAGTCAATACGGATGTGTAGTATTTCATCAGCCGGAAATGCCTGTTCGTAAAGCGTTGCCTCGCGTAACATATATGTTACAGCGCGTATAATCGGAGAGTCTTCATCGGCCACAAAGTACGATTCAAGACCGCCGCGCTCATCAACTATGGTCATTTGTTTTACGGGAAGGCTTTGCACATCTGTAATACCTGTACCTGCTTTGCCAACTAATTTGTTAATGTCGTTTCCGTACACCATAAGGGAGCGCATAGCATTAATTAAAAAATCATCAAAGTCTATTGTATGAACAAGTTTTTCGATAGCATTTCTAATATTAGTATTCTTTCCGCGTGAGTAGTCGATTTCATAATTGTTAGCGGTTAGGCTTACGGCCCGAACTGCGCCGTTGAGTTCCGGGTCTAACTTAATCATTTTGTCGTAAAGGTCAAACTCGTTGTCGAAGTTACTGTCTTTTTGTAAAACTTCGGTGTCCCGCATGATGTCGGGAATACCTGCCGCAACTCTAAGTGGGGTGTTTGTAGCCATACGTTCTTGTGGTTTTTCTTCTGCTTCTACCCGCCTAAACCAAGGGAAACGACGGGGCTTGCGCTCTACCATACAAAGCGACTATTTCTGCTGATTATTAAATCATCGCTAAACTTTGGACAAAAATTAGCAAAATCATGAGAATTCCGCCACTTTTTGCGATTTTTTTATTAATCGCTCGGTCTAGGGAGTACACTGGTCCGGCCTTTATGTCTTGAACGTCCTTTTGTATTTCATCAACTTTGAGTTCAAGCGACATTAATCGGCTAGTATTTTCGTAAGGCTGGCGTACATAGCCAACAATTTCACCTATCCTTCCATCCTGTCGGTCCATTCTATTCCGAAGGCTATCAAGCCTTTCTATTATGGCCCTGCCCTCGCTTGGCTCCATTATCTTTCCGAGACTTTTTACGATGTTTTAACATTACTCGCGTAGATATAAACAAAAAAATAAAGAACAATGCTTCTGCAAAAATAGCAATAAGAATTACACTACTATTAACGTAGCCGGGTACATCTAAACAAGTGGTTTGGGCTTCATCGTAACACATCTGAAAATCTTCGTTGCCTTTGAGAGCGGACCATAGTGCCGGAAGGTCTAAAGCATTAATTTTCACATTTTAACTATAATTCTTGCATCCAATCAAGGTTTGCATAAATTGTTTTTATTCTTTCAATTTTCTTCTGAAAAAATTAATGGCTTTACGTCTGCTGGTTTTTTTTATTGTTTTTTTATTTCAAAGATGTTTAAGAAAATTAGGAAGAACCCTAAACACATTAAAGAAGAAAAAAAATAATTAGGTAATTTGGGCTTGCGTCTTTTGATTATTTCTTTCAGTAAGTAGTAAAAACAATAAAAACAATAGACTGAACCCATCCCTTTATTAAGTAACCTTGCACGTTTAGTTTCATGGCGGGAGATAAGGTACGCGGAATCTACCAACGTGAATTAATTGAAAGATACGTCAATAACGGTTGGCACAACCCTTCTGAATTTTCTAGGTTTTTGGCTAAGGTTGATGAAAAACAAGGTGCGTCGGAGGCTTGGCGCATGAGCATCATTAGATATATGAAAGAAAACAATATGGAAAAATTACCAAAACCTAACGAATTTGTTGATGATGAAGACGGTTGGCTTAGTGGCGAAGATTATTATTATGACGGCCACAACGATAGATATATTACATCATTAAAAGGGGCTAACAATATGGTAGTCGTAGATGGTGATACACACCGTATGATGAAAAGTGCTTACAGTGATTTTACAGGCAAAGGTTACACAATTAGCCAAATGGCTCTAAAGTTTGGTTTTCCTCGCCAATGGGTTTCTGAATATGTTAAAGTGCATAAGTGGAAACATGATATGGACCCATATACCGATGAAGATATGTTGGCTCGTAATCTTGATGATATGATTGATGAAATTATTGAAAAACAACGTATGGGTTTTATGAAAAAGGCAGAAGCAAAAATGATGCGTCAAATGAAAAAGGATGCGGAGGCATTTAATGAGTTGGATTATTACTTACTTAATGAGTTCCGTAATCTTTTGGCCGACGTTGATTTTTCGGCCCGATACAAACCAATTAAGTTAGAAACTCCTATCAGTGAGTATGTTGCGGTCATATCTCCTACGGACTTTCATTGGGGTAAATATGGTTGGGAAGACGAAACAGGAGAGGCTTATGACTTTGGTATTGCTCGTAGTCGCTTGATTTCTAAGACGCAGAATTTGATTGGTAGGTTGCCGGGTCAGCCGGAAAAGATTATTGTGCCGACAGGTAGTGATTGGTTCCACATTGATACCGATTTTGCTACGACGACAAAAGGTACTCCACAAGATGTTGCGGGTAGCCCCGGTCAAATTATGATGAGCGGTTGCGAAATGGCCCGTGAGCATATTGAGATGTTAAGAGCCGTTGCGCCTGTGCAGGTTGTATTTATGCCCGGTAATCATGACCGTATGAGTAGTTTAGCACTTATGATGTATCTTAGTGCGGTGTATGAAAATGCTGATGATGTTGAGGTAGTCATTAATGCGGCTACCCGACAGTATGTGGTTTGGCGTGAGAATTTATTGGGCTTTACGCATGGTGATTCTATCAAACCGGCTAGACTTCCTAGTTTGATGGCTCAAGAGCGACGTAAAGAGTGGGGGCTTTGTGAAAATCACGTTTGGTTCCACGGACATTTGCATCATAGGTCTTTGACTGAAAACAATGGTGCGTTTGTAGTACAGTTGCCAAGTCTAGCGGGCGCGGACCGTTATCACGCACGACACGGGTATCGTTCACGCCCCGGATTGTGCGCCCATATTATTGACTGTGAACAAGGATTGGTTGGGAGTTTGTACGCTCCGGTGATGGAACATGAAGAGTAAAATATCTAAATTACGAAAGTGTAATACTTGTGGTGCAGAAAAGGTCTGTTGTGATACAAAACACATAATTTATCGTAACGGCAAAAGAATTTATTGTGGATATATGAGGGTGGTTAGAAATGAGTGAGTTTCAACAATTTCAATGTGCTTTGTGTAGTATTTACTTTCGTGAAATAATGTGGATTGACGGTAAATGCGTTTGCTTTGAATGTGTTAAAGATTGTGTTAGATTTCAGTTAGGAGGAGATTACTAATGGAATGGGAAGCAGTTGTATGTCGTGCCTGTGGTTGGGCCGCAGATAGAATGATACGAGCAAAGGCAATAAAACGTCTATGTCCTTATTGTGGTGAAAAAACCCTTGGGCCAAGGTAGGTGATTTAGTGTGGCTAGTAATTCTGCTTTTGCTATGGCTCGTAGTAAGGGCGATATTGAATATTTCTATAAGTGGTTGGGTTACACATGGGGCGACCACATTGGAGAATGGATGGATATGTACGGCAAAAGAAAGGGAGCGCAGGTTCACCGAGTTTGTATCATCGCACCACGGGACCATAGTAAATCTACTACTCTCCGTGTAAAATTGTTACATCAATGTCTTTTTGAAAGGTGGCGCGAAAAGCCGTTTACCATTTGGTTGTTTTCTGCAAGTAAAGATTTGGCAATTCGTCGTCTTGAAGAAATACGAGAAGATATGAAAAGGCATCCCGAACTTAGTAGGTATCTTGACCCGCGTAGAGGTAACAAGTTAGAATTACGATTTACTAATGGTGCATGGATTCGTGCTACTAGCGTAGGGTCTGCTATTCGTGGTGAACACCCTGCGGCAGTTGCTTTTGATGACGTACTAGACGATATGGGCGACTTAAATCCGGGTGTTACCCGTGATTGGTTTCGTAAGAAAATCACACCGATGTTGAGTCCGGGTACTAGCATTTATGTGGTCGGTACACCGATGAGTATGAATGATTTGTACCATACGGAGATGTTAGAAAATGACGCATGGAAATCCGGCACTTGGTCTGCTATCAAAAATTGGGATGAATGGAAAGAAGACCCGGAGGGTAATCCCGCACAAGAGTTGTGGCCCGAATACAGACCAATCGAATTTTTATTAGAGCAAAAACAGGCTATGGGAGAGTTGTCTT